AACCTACCGGCAGGGTTCCCGACCGAGCCCGTATATTATGAGTGACATTGACAAAGTACCGTGGTAGTTTTACGGTAGTTTATGAGGAGACGCGATGACTACTAAAAGTTTATATTGGAAACATGTACGGCCAACCGACAAGGTTATTAAAAAGAGGCTCGCCTGGGTCGTTGTTAGGGACGGAGACAGACACATAGTTGATTGTTGTGACCATGAAGCCGATAGGGCAGAAGGGTTTATGATGGATCTGCTGAGCAAGCAGGAGGAGACGCGATGAGTGATTACGTTTATTGGAAAGATATTCTACCGACCGATAAGGTTATTAAACTAAAACGTGTCTGGGTGGTTATTCGAGACAACAAAAGGCGCTCGGTTACATGGCAAAACCGGGAGGGCCACGAGGTAGAGGAGTTTATGAATAAGCTGCTGAGCAAGCAGGAGGAGACGCGATGAGTGCAGATAAAAGATGGATAATTCAAATGGAAAAAAGGGACGGGGAGTGGGTTGACCTGCGCCCCACTAAGGCACCGCCTTACAGCTACCCAACAGAAAGGCGTGCGGTCGAGCTGATGTCCAAGAAAAGCCGATCCGATGCCATGGAATCCAGCCTATGGAATCCCAGGCCGCCTCGCTACCGTGTTCGCCCAACAGTGGACGGGGAAGAAACAACGCACATTGATTACCAAGGCACCTTTTTCTAAGGAGTAGACGCGATGAGAAGAAAACCACGGACACACATCACCTGGAAGTCCAGCAACGTAAAGACTGGACCCATGACCGTGACCCGGACCACGTCCGAGACATGCCCGGAGTCATGCCCACTACTAGGCAAGGGTTGCTACGACCAGCAGGGCAACGGAGCAATACATAGACGCCGGGTGGATGCCGAGCAGTACACCACCTACACGGCCACCGAGTTCATGAAAGAGATACCGAAGTTCACCATGGTGTGGCGCATGAACGAGGGCGGTGACCTGTGGGGCAAGGGTGACATCATCGACGGTGACACATTGCAGCGGTTCGCCGAGGCAGTGAACGCCGCAGGCAACATGCCCATGGTGTACACGCACAAGCCCATAGCCGGCGTTACCTCTCGGGGTGATGGCAAGGTGAGGGTAGCCAACCAACACGCCCTTAGGCGGGCAGTCAGGGCCATGGACGGCACCATCAACATCAGCTGCGACACATTGCAGGAGGCTGACAACGCCAAGGACCGAGGGTTCGATGCCACCGTAGTGATACCGCACGACGCCGAGGGCCCGGTATATACGCCAGCAGGGCGACGGGTGGTGGTGTGCCCTGCCCAAGAGCAGGACATTACATGCAGCACATGTCAGCTGTGTGCCAAGAAGCGCAAGGCTATCGTGGGATTCAAGGCCCACGGTGGCAGTGCGAAGAAGATATCAAAACGCCTGAAGATATACGGGCAGGAAGGGTAAGTAATGAGCAAGGGTACCTTAAGAGAACGTTATGAGAATTACGTCCGATGTGTTGACGATGGCAATGGCAACGATTCAACAACGGGTGAACCAATTAAGACATTCGACCAATGGCTTAACAGCTAGAAAGAGGAAACGCGATGAGTGAATACCGATGGGAAGTAACCGAGGGTGGCGACGTATGCCCGGAGGCAGTGGGTGTTGAGGGGCCGGGTGAACTGGACCGCGACATTAAGGACAACAAGACAGGGTTTAGGGTCTACGACGACGACGACGTGTTCTATTTCGGAGGCTACCTGTATGGAGACTTCGGAGGCTTCGAGCCGTTGGATGACTATGGCATGCCAAATTTTGGGGCCGCACACATTAAACTAGAGGGTGATACACACTANCTTTAAGAGGAAAGAGGAAACGCGATGGCATTAAGTTGGAACATAAAGAAATGCAAATGGGAGGGTCACTCGGCCTACACCGATACACTCGTATGGGCGACCATGACTGTTGGCATGGGCGACGTCACCGAGAAGAATGTTGATGAGTTTATACGACGCATACTGATCTATCAGAAGGTCGTTGGCCCCCTGCTAACTGGCCCCGTCAACGAGGACGGCACAGTATACACACCAGAAGATGAGGATGCCCCCCTTCCAGAGGGTGTCAAGCGTGGGAAGATTCGCATGACTGCGGATGTAATCAGGCAACACATTGGACTGTCAACCAACGTGGCTGACATCAGCAAGGCAAAGTTTAAAGGCTGCGTTATGGCGTGGCTTGAAAGAGAAGTGAAAGAGGAGATGAAACGCGATGACGACTAAGAGAAAAAGAAAATGCGGAGCATGCGGGCAGCGTGGACACAATGTTCGAACGTGCCCTAACGCTACATACAGAGACAAGCTAGTGCTTCAAGACTTGAAGAGGCACGAGCGTGTGACCTACACCCTGGTGACACTGCTCAATGAGGCACTGGCAAGGCTGGGTTACGACGTTAGGTTGGGGCTGGATGAAAACAAGGAAGTGTTCATTGCGACGCAGCCCGAGCTGATCTCATTCGAGGCACTGGCTGTGGTTAGGTTCTTGCTAGGAAGAGGAGAGTAGTATGTGGGTAAAATCACCGTTCCCGTCCGACGATAGTCGTATGTTGGGACAGCATGAGGAGATATGGGTTGGGCCTGAGCCCGGTAATGATGACGAGACGATGCAGGTCAGCGCCCAGGTGCAGATCAGTGACTGCGAAAGCATTGCCATTGCATACGTTCGTCGCAATCCGACACAAACAATTGATGTACTTGGACTGGAGTACCTGAGCAGGTTGCTTCAGGACAACATGGCAGACATGACAAACGAGGAGCTTGCCATGTTCGACACATGCATTCGTGCTGAGCAGCACAGGAGAATAAAGAAATGATTAGTGGAGAAGAGAAGAAGCTGGCGGTTAGTATCAAAATGACACCGGCATTAGTTGAGGAGATTGACGACGCCCGGTCAGACACTGGTGATAACATCCTGTTGTTTGATGGCGGCATGCCTAGTCGTTCAGAGTTTATGCGCAAGGCAATGGTGCTTGGCATTAAACAAATGCGACGCATGAAGAAGGAGCTAAAGTAAGTGGAGACAATTCTAGTTTTTGTAATACTAATGTGGATACCATCTATTATAATTTTGTTTCTTGGCGTGACCGAAACCATAAGAGAATCTCGTTATGAGAAGAAGCTAAAGCGAATGATGGGGGCAAGAGATGCAGACTGAATTACTGGATGAGATACGCTCTACACTAAGAGACATTGACACCCAGGGCACGTACATCGTGAGCCGTTACGGTGACAATCAAGCAGAGGTGTGCTTGGCTGGCGTGAAGTTTGCCCATGACCATAGTGGTTACTACGAGCAGCACCTAGGCTACGTGACCACGTGCTGTGAGGCATTAACACTTATCAAGACCGCCGAGGCCTTGGGAGAGAAAGAGCTGAGCAATGGAGGACACATTGACAGTGAGCAAGGACACGTTGATTTTGACGCTGAGATCGATGGTCGCAGGAGCTGACGAGCTGGAGCAAATAGCACTGCTTGCAGCCATACAACTCATGGAACAAACGGACTCAGATGGCATTGAGTTCGTGCCGGAGATGCACTGATGGGTCGGCATGATCACACCTTGCCAATGGACGCGAACCCGCTTGCGAAAGCAGTGGGGGAGCGCATCCGTCTGGTAATTGAAGAGCGCAGCATACCCGACAAGCAGGCAGCTAAGCAGATGGGAATACATCACGTCCGTCTTGGCTATCTGGTAAGGGGTGCGCAAGTTCCAACCGAGTCCGAGTCCCTGCGCATAGCGGGGTGGATGTACGAGGGGAAAGACTTTACCGAGGACAAGCTACCAAGCACACCAAGCAAGGTTCGCAAGGGTAAAGGATTCCGCAAGGTTAGCACCAGCCTAGACCCCGAGACACTAGAGCGTTCAGTCAGGGCATCCAAGAGATTAGGAATAGGGCTCAGCAGCCTGCTCACCCTGGCGATGGAGCGCCTGCTTGACCATGAGCCAATCATGAACACGTTCGAGGAAGCATCCCGGCGCCTCAACAGGGCAAGGGTTGCACAATACCTGATGGGTGATGAGCACCTGCAGGTTATACTTCAGGGTGATATCGACATCGCAGTAAGCATGGGGGCAGAGCTAGCCAAAGCTCGTGGCCGGCCACCTGTTATGTCAACGCACCCGCTGCTCGAGAAAAATCCTGAGCCTGTAAATAATTTACTAGGCGAGGACGAGTGGGAAGTGCTAGAGTAACGACGCGACTAAAATTGTCAGACGTGTGTTTCATTATGCGTCTAAACCAAGGGAGAAAATATGTTTATTACCGCAAGTTCAATGAATGCTTACGACAAGTGTCCGCGCTTATATAAGTACAGGTACATAGACCAGAAGCAATCATCCAGACCACAACCAGCCCTGCTATCGGGCTCAGCTTTTCACATTGGGACTCAATCCTTCTGGGAAAAGGATAGCCTGGACACCATGCTGGCCAAGGTCAGCCAGTTCACGGGTGAAGACGACCACTTCTTAACTGACGCCGGCAAGCTGGACGCAGTAAAGGTTGAGGCCTACGTTCGGGGGTACCATCACCACCGGTCAGCAGCTGGCCCATGGCAGGGGCTAGAGGTCATAGGAGTAGAGCTAGAGTGGGCTCAGGAGTTTGAAGGCGTTGAGTTCAAGGGCAAGATTGACCTGCTCCTAAGAGACAGCGAGGGAAGAATCTATATCGTCGACCACAAGACATCGGGCGCACGTGATGTCGACAACTTTAGCTCAGCATGGTGGTCGCGCCTTAGGTTTGATACGCAGCTGGTGACCTACCGCATGGCAATGGAGGAGATGATTAGGCTCGGCAAAATAGATGGGTCGGGGCAGGTCTCGCTTGCCTATGACGTCGTGCAGAAAACCAAGAGCAAGCCAGCCCAGAAGAAACGCATCGCGAAGAAAAAGAGTGAGACCGAATTTCAGTACGAGGCAAGGAAGCTAGCGAACATGGAGACGCTAGCCGAATATAAGGCGAAGCTAATCAGCAAATACATGAGCGAGCCAGAGCGATACATGTGGAAAGAGATACCCATCCCATCTCACAAGTACGAGGAAAAGGTGAACGAGATATGTGAGGTTGCCCATGAGATGGCTGCGCCCAAGATGTCGTACCGCAGAAACCAAAGCAGCTGCACATCCATCTTTGGGCAGTGTGAATTTTTTAATGTGTGCTGTGGGACCGAGACGCTCGACTCCCCCAGCTTTGAAGACAAACCAGCTCATAGTGAGCTAAACCAAGGGGATAAGAATGAGTCCAAGACTTAATATAAAAGCGGCATTGGAGCGGAGCAGAGAGCGCAAGCTTAAGAAGCCAAGGGTGACCATCATTGGTGGCCCAGGCATAGGTAAGACAACCTTTGCAGCATCGGCGCCTAACGCTATCATCATTAAAACAGAGCAGGGTTGCGATGGATTAAATGTTCCGTCGCTACCGGTCGATGGTGTGTGTGAAACGTGGGATGAGCTTCTCGCTGCACTCCGGCTGGTCAGGGATGAGGGCGAGCAGTTCGAATGGTGTGTTATAGATAGCATCACAGGCGCCCAGAGACTTTGCCGAGACAAGGTGTGCCGGGAAGAGTTCAAGGGTCAGTGGTTCACTCGCTCCAAAGCTCCGGGGTACAACTCATTTAACAACGGGGCAAAGATTAGCGTCATGCACTTTGAGGCCCTGACCACCTTGCTTGATGAGATCAGAGAGCAGGGCAAGGGCATCATCATGCTTGGCCACGAGGGCATACACAAGTCCAGCGATAGCAGCATTGCTGACTACACCAGGACGGGCGGGGACATGGAGACCCAGACATGGGACATGCTTGTTCAGTGGTCTGATCAGGTAGCCAGGGCTTGCCGGGATATTAGGTCTGGCACGCTGGATGGGGAACGCAAGGCCAAGGCCCGCATGATTAACAGCGAGCGCTGGCTAGTGTTTGATGGTGGCCCAGCAATCGACGCTAAGTGTCGGGCGGGTTACGATATGCCGGCTAAGATTCTTTTTGGTTGGGATGAGTACGCTGCTCGACTGGCGGAGAACTCTGTTGATGTTCTTATCAAGCAGGTTGTCGACCTGCTGACTGAATCGGACAAGAAGATTCAGACCATGACCCTAAAGAGACTAGAGGCTAAAGACCTCAAGGCCGCAGCCAAGCGCATTGCTGAGCTGCCAACACCGAGACTGCAGATGATGGCCAACTGGTTGTTGTCTCAGAAATCAATATCAGAAGAGGAGAACTAACATGCCATTGAATTTTAACATGGACGAAGTAAGCAAGAGTAGACGCGTACAACCAGGAGACTACTCGTTTAGAATCACGGACTGCCAAGAGGAGACATACAAGTCTAAGAACAAAGGCTTAACGATGAGCCTTGAAGTGCTTGCTGGTGAGCGCATCATCAACATGAAAGACTACTTCCCCTACAAGGGGCGCATCACTTACCTTGACGCCCTGTGTGTTGCGGTAGGGCTCGTGCTTGACCCTGATAAGCTAAACCCAGAAGACTTTATCAATAAGCAGGGGCGGGCACGCTACGACTATGAGGAGGATAGTCTTTACCTTGAGGCGAAAGAGTACTACCCTGCGGGTAAGTCCCCTTCGACTGGGAGCGCGAAGCCTAAGTTGTCGCATGCTCCAAACGAAGAAGACGTCCCGTTCTAATCCGATTGGCGGGTGGCCTTACCATTCCCTTGGTGGCGAGAGTCGTTTAGTCGCGTTTACTCCTCTCGTCAGGCCACTCGCCTTCTTTGCCATACAGTTGAGGGGATCAGCATGTGGTTAAAAATCCACGATACGTTGCTAGATCACCGCAAGCTAAGACGAACATGCAAGTTACTTAAGATAAGCGAGGTATCCCTTCGGGGGTATCTCGTTACCTTGTGGCTTAACGTGCTGCGCCATAGCCCTGACGGTGACCTAGAGGATTGGAGCAACGAAGACATCGAGCACTACGCAGGATGGGAGGGTCGGTCTGGGGTGTTTGTCCCGGCCCTAATCAAGACAGCCTGGGTAGATGTTGTCGATGGCAACCGAGTCATTCATGACTGGGAAGAGCATTCAGAGAAGCTCCACATTGCACGAGTTAGAAAACAAAACAGAGAGAGGCAGCGTAAACACAGAGCAAAAGAGAAAGAGTCACCCGTTAGTAACGAGTTAGTCACGCGTGACGTAACGTTAGATAACGATAGAGAGGAGAGGAGAGGAGAGGATAAGAGAGGACATGTTAGGGGGGAGGTGGTGGAGGTCTTCGACCACTACCGGAGTTATCATCCAAGGTCTCACAAGAAACCTAGTCAGAGGTCTAAGGAGTATAAGAAGATAGAGGCCAGACTTAATGAGGGGTACTCGGTTGATGACTTGAAGAGGGCCATCGATGGTTGCCACCAATCACCCTACCATATGGGTGAGAACGAGAACGGTCGTAAGTACGATACGCTTGAGTTGATTGTAAGAGATGGCTCCAAGGTATCAATGTTCATGGAGGTTCAATCCGAACCAGTCATAAAGGGATCTAGAAAAAAATCTGCCAGGGCCATAGGCAACTGGCTTGAAAGAGGTAAGCGCGATGAATAACAACGACCTGGGCAGGTTTGCCCAAGCCATGGCAGCACTGTCTGCAGCATTTGACAAAGAGATTGATGAGTCCACTGTTGAGGCATACTGGATGTCCCTTGAGGACATGAGCATCGAGGCCTTTGAGGAGGCCTGTAAGCTGGCCATGCAGAACCTTGAATACTTTCCTAGGCCGGCCCACCTTCGCCGCTCTCAGGCCGGGATGGGGGCTGAGTCACGGTCAATCATTGCATGGCAGTCAGTTGTTCGAGCGGTTGCAACCATCGGCCAATATGCAAGCGTCGACTTTGATGACCCTATCACCAACGCCACAGTCAGAAATCTGGGTGGCTGGTACTGGCTTTGCCAGCAGCCAGAGAAAGAGGTGAAGGTTTGGATAAGGAAAAACTTTGAGAAGATTTACACGGCGCTGTCTGGCTCGGGTGTAACGGCTGAGTCTGTCAGGTACTTGCCCGGTATCCATGAACGTGACAACCTTGATGTGGCGCCGGAAGTAACCAAGGTTTTCACTGGGTTACCGGAGTCCAAGGTTAAGTTGCTTGGGGATGGGAATGGTACCAGTAAAGCTCACTATCTTAGGGAAGCCTGTCAGCCAGAAGAACGACAAGAGGATAGTTCGTTCGGGCCAGAGGACGTTCATCGCTTCATCAAAGAAAGTTTTGGCGTGGAAGACTGACGCCGTGCGTCAACTTAAGGAGCAGTGGGCTGGCCGTGAGTGCATCGACGGGGGGATTGAATTGTCCGTCGACGTCGTAAGCTATCTTGGCAAGCGCCAGAGGACAGATGTAGACAATCTCGCGGCTGGCCCACTAGATAGTTTAGAGAAGGCGGAGGTAATTGCAAACGATTACTGGATCAAGGAGCTTTACTCTCGCAGAGAGAAGGACACGGATAACCCTAGGGTCGAGATTGTTCTCAGAAAATATGAAGAGAAATGTCAGAAGAGAAGCTGAGCTATTGCCAAAGCTGTATCAGGCAGACAACTGAGCTTCAAAAGTCAGACATCTTGGGCAGGAATTACTGGCTGTGTGACAAGTGCCTCAACCCTCTGCCAAAAGATTCATATCAGCTTCGGAGGGGTGAAAGAAACAAAGCTTGGGGCAAGCATAAAAATCGTGGTACAAGGAACTCGTAGAGTTTACCCTTCTGCAGCTGCACTCCGGTGACGAGCACGCGCATGTTCAACAACCCCAGTTTTTAAAACTACGGGGTGCAGCACATTACCACCACTGATCTAATAGCGTGTACGTAAACGTCTTGAATCCTGTGAGCTTTACTTGCTTATGGCAGATGTCCATGAACTCTTCGAAGTCCTGCTCCTTAGCCCATACCTGACAGCCAGCTGACCATCGGTCCACGAACTTGGATGACTTCCCTGCTCTGTGCAGGTTGCACCCAAAAAGCCCAGTGTCAGGCTCACCCTGTCTGTCGATAGTAGAGTCTCTGTTAAAGTCCCGCCATACAGATACGGGTCCAGACTGCACAAGCGCTGGCTTTCCTCGATGAGTGCCTATCTCATACGCGCCACGGTATTGGCCGGGACACATGACGGCTGTGCCCTTAACGTTCATTGGGTTCTCTAGATAATACGCCCCAGGATCAACAGTACCGTTCCAGTAATGACCGCGCCAGTTACCATCCCAGAGATATAGGACACCCAGAGTGTCGTCGAAAGTGTTTGGCGTGCCCGCCTTAGCTCTGATTCCATAGATGTTTAGGTCGTAATCGTACTTAGGATTATCGAAGACCTTATACCCAAGCTTCTTCATTTGGGCGAGCACCGGCGGCAGCATTACTTTTTCTTTGGCTTAATTTTAGGCATCGTTGCTTTTGCCTTAGGCTTGCTAGCCTTTGGTGGTCGACCTACTTTTGTCCCGTATGTTCCTTTTCCTTTAGGCATTATCTTTTCCCCTTAGCCGTCTTGGCTGATTTTTTAAACGCCGCTTTAGTCGGCGCACCTTTGGCCCCAGGCTTCTTCATAGTTTCACCTGAGCCCGCTTTAATTCTTTTACGCTTAGCGTGAATGTTAGCGTACAATCCCTTGGATGCTTTTGCCATTACCATTTTACCTTTAGTCCTGCGGCGGCTGCCCAGTCTCCATTGACTGCCAGCTCCCCGGATGCAAATGCGAAGACGTCTCGACCCAATGCGAGATCAAGATCAGCAGTGCCCCTGGTGCCAACGTTATCAGCAACAATGCCAAGAGCAAGGCTGACCGTATCTTCCGGTAAATCTTGCGCCCGCGCAAGGCCTGCCGCCACAACATCCCTTACTTCTCCTTGGACTTTCCCAGCGCCTGCACCGCCTCTGCTCCAACCAGTGCCTTCTTCACCATCCCTCGCGAAAGAGTATAGCTTGAACCTATTAGCGCTGCTGCAATTGGTCCGCCGATTTTTACCCACTCAGAGTCAGAGAACACTGCTGCCAGTGCCCCACAAATTAAACCAGCTATAGTGAGTAGGAACTCACTGCTCTTGAGGCCGTTTGTTTTACCTTTAATCACTTCTCTCTCCCCTTTCAGCTAAAGCTCTGGCCATGCCACGCTCTTCAGCTTCTTTAATTCGAGACTCTTCAATAATCTTAAACACGTTAGCACCCGTCTCAGTGCTTACCCTGTTAATGTTATCCGTCAGAGTTTCAATGCGAGTGGCCTTCTCATGCACGCCATCAATCTTGTCGTTGATTCTTTCAAGCGTTTGCGTGGTCGATGCCATGCACTCAACCATTGATCCCATGTTGCTGTTCAGCTCGCCCTGATTGAGGTCAATCTGCACGGGCTTGGGCCCACCGTTGTTGAGTTTTTTATCAACAAGCTTTTCAATGACTTTAATCAAAGCCATCATTGTGCCGAACAGCGCACCAGCCTCAATCATGCCACTTTCCACGTCAGTCACCTGCCTCTAGCGTGGCAATTCTGGCAGTAAGCTCTTGGACGGCTTTGACTAAGTACATGTTTAAATCATGCGGTGTAAACTGCTGAACATTTTCAAGCAAAACCTCACGCACCTCATCGGCGTCATCAGTTGCTTTAGTAACAACCCGCTCAAGATTTCCTGAGATTGTAACAGCATCGGGAAAAACTTCGGCATACTCTTGAGCTATAAAAGAGTTATACCGTTTTGAACCATCAATCTCATTATGAACGCTGAGATAATCATCAGTGTATTTGAACGACACTGGCCGCAACTGATTGATTTTATCAAGTGCGCCTTCGATACCTTGAACGTCTGTTTTAACTCTTGAGTCTGATGTATTTGTCCAAGCCGTACCAGTGCTCAATCCTGCCGTGCCTACTACATCAATAGGGTGCGCTGGGCTGGTAACATTTACCCCCACCCGACCATTTCCCTTGACTACAAAACTGGTGTCACCGTGTCCGGTTTTAACTACAAGCTTATTTCCGTCTGTTTTTCCGGTTGCGCTACTGATTGAGTTGGTAAGATTTGTGTCGGTTGTGAACTCGTCGGCGCTGCCTACCGCTTGAACTTTAAACACCTCATAAGCGCCGCCGCTACCTGACGGCAAAGAGACAGCATCGCCGACCAGAAGCCCGTGTGCCGTGGACGCGATTGTCTTGTTGCCTGTCCCACTGCTTGCGCAAGCGTTTGCAAGGTTTACCCACAACCCACCGCTTGCTGAACTGTTTGATGTGCTTGACGTGTTTTGGAGTAGCAGGGTCTCGCCGTCAAAATCAGCAACCCGCTTAAAGCCGTGCATAATTTCAAGGTGATCTCCGCCACTTGTGTTAAGACCAATATTAGAATCAATTCGAAAACCTACAGATTTAGCGTCTCGATTGAAAGTGAAAACACCTCCGGAACTAGCCGTTGTTGCTATTACGCCGCTAGCTCCAATGGTCATTCGGGTTGTTGGTGTTTCAGACCCATCTGCCGAAGTTTCAAAAACCAGCTCGGTGGGCATATCGCCATCACCCGGCGTACCGTTTACCCGTGCAAATATCTTTGCGCCTGTGGCGTAGCTGTCGCCGTCCTCCGCACCCTTGAACTCAATATTGCCCAAGATATCGTCATCTTGAACAACAACTGCCGTTCCGTCAGTATTGCTTCTTGACCGCGTAAAAATCAGAGACTTGGCTGTGGCATCGTCTGCGTTATTTGTTATAACATTAGCGTCTAAGTCTTGAACGTTAAAATTAGATGCGCTGATGCTTGCCCTGGTTGTACCTGCAGGGTCAGCCTTAAAAATTAGCGTATCTTCCGCTGTGATGCTTTGTTCATTAGCTTGGGCCTGGATAAGCAGCTTCCGGTCATCGGATACGTACATATCAATAACGCATCCGACCGAACCATCAGTATTCATCATGAGACCGGTTCGATTGTTAGAATCGCCGGTGCTATTTTCAAGATATAAAGTAGGGGCGTCGTCACCTGTCGGCATAGCCAAACCGGTTGTGCCGCCGCGGCCGGTGATTTTGGCTCCGCCCTCGGCGATAAATCTGACTGTCTCGGCGGCGTTTGGGCGAAAAGCAAAATCGGTTCCTGAGCCTGCGCCTGTATCAAAAAGAACTTGGCTAGGTTGCGGCGTTATCGTCATCTTCGGAGTATTGTTTAAATTATCACCGTAAGCATAATGCGCGGATTTGACCATCCGAACATCTTCGTCGCCGTCTTTGGTGCTAATCTGCAAAAAATCTTTTGACTCTGTGCTTTCGATGTCGAGCGCGTCTTCTAGGTTGTCTGGGATAGCCGTAGTGTTTCCGCTAAGAGCACTGCCATCCACTATTACTTTTGCATCTGCCATGTCTTACCTCACTTCGTAAAGTTTGCGTCTACTTTTAAAGCACCACCCGAGCAGGCAGAGCTATCAACATTGTTGCGTGTGACTCTGATAATACCAGTCGGCATATCAAGGTTGTAAAGCGTCAGGACATTTTGAGCCAGATCAATTTCTTTAATTTGCGCAGGGAAATTATCCCCACTTGTTTCCTCAAAAATATAGTACACGGTGATGCGCGTGTTTGTTGATGCGCTGTGCAAAGCAAGGCTCATTTTATTGTAGCCCTTGCGGTGCGTTGACGATGACTCAAAAACAGTGTCCTCAGTTAGTTGGTCGTTCGGTAGTGTTTCTCTGTATGCTTCAGTTGCCATGATGCTTCTCCTAATCGATTATGTTCTTTGGTTGTTCTGCCATTGCTCTTGATTTTCTTCGAGCCGCTACTTGGTATGGGTCTATTGGGTAGACTTTGGCTCCCGGCACATACGAGCCAATGCTTAGGGGTTTAAATCCCATGGCACTAGCAGCAAGCCTATCTAGCCCCATGAAATCTCTGCCTACCTTGTAGCGCACGTGAAGATCTGCAGCCTCACCATACATACCCTCTCTGATATATAACCTTGAAAGACCAGACAAGGCTTCTCCAAAAGGAACCATGCCTACGGCCTCTTGCCCTATCCTTGAGTCTCCAACACTTCTTAGGGCTTCCATATAATCTTCAACTGATTCAAAGTTATGTGCAACATCATTTACTGATGGCAAGCCAAGCCAAGACTTGGACCCGTAGGCCGCTCCTCTGGCTCCAGTGGACGGATCAAACCCATTAAGGGCCATGGCAAAGAACAGCCCTGCTGGCCCGTACTGAGCCGATATGGGGCTCTGGCCAGCAAACCCTGGGGCAAAGGACGAGAAGCCCGCCAAGGGGGTCTCATAGTTCATCATGGCTAGTTGGTGTGAGCCCGGTTGACCTGGGTCAATGTCTGGCTGAAAAGACTCCGGCGCCACCGTTGCACCACTAAGCTGCAAGAAGTCAGGGACACCTTCTCTTGGAACTGGTCGACCACCATTAACCTCAATCGTGTATGCCTGCATGCCTCTCTGAAATTTTTCAAAAGCAGCTAGCCGGCCAGGGTGTTTAACTATTTGTTTAAACAGGTGAGGAAGAATAAATCTGTTCCAACTGTAAAACGCAAACGTGTCACGCATTGCAGTTTTTTCAAACGCTGTAAGCCTTCCGTAGTTACCTGCATATTCAGATGTAAAATCCACCGCTTTGTAAATGTCGTCGTCAGTTAGTTTTCCGTTTTTAAGCTTTGCATTTCTTTTTACCCAGCCCATGAAAGCAACAGCGTGCTGGTAATCATCACCAAACGCAGCAACCTGCTGAGCCCTGGTTTTTTGAGCAACCTTTTGTGCAATGTTTGCTGCTATCTGTATGGGCCCTCGACCGCCAGGAATCTGTGAGCCATATCTTAGGCCGCTCTGCCCAATGATATTATACTTGGCCATAACGTCTTGAAGGTGACCAAGAGAAACCTTTTGCCCGCCGTTCACAGAAAACATTTTGCTTGCCAGCTTCTTGCTTCCTGTTCCTGTAAGCGCAGCGTTAAACGCCACCCTTGCTGCTCCGCCCTGGAGCGCCGGGTTAAAGGCCCTCATCCCGTGGGCAAGTATACCAATGCCAACAGCTCCGCCGATGTTTGTCGCGTGAAATGACAAGCTTCTTGTGACAGTTTTAACGGGTCGCCACCATGCGTTGATTGGTTTGATGAAGTAATCACTAAACCCTTTAAGAACACCAAGGCCCTGCTCTACTGCTACGTCTGTCTTTGTTCCTGTCTGCGCCATTCTTGGAAAAATCTCATTGACTCTTCCCGCCATCATCTTTGGCATAACAACCAGGGTCTTGTAGGGATCTACTCTCCGGCCCGTCATCTGCATAAATCTTCTGCCAAGCTCTGGGTCAAGCGTTGCCATCTGAACTCCAAGCTCGTCACCCATTGCGGCAACAGCCCGTTCAGAATCCTGAAGGCTTTTCTGCGTAACCTTGGAGCTTCTGCCTATAAACTTAACAGGGTCTCCGTTGGCCAAATTTTTCATGGTTTGATTTTTACCCATGAATCTATACAGCTCGTCAATCTCACCCGCTCGTTCAGCCACAGTTCTTTCTTTTGCTATGTGGGCCGACCACTGCACCCTTAAATCTTTTACTGCTCCAGGGGCGCCGGTTCTAACCTTGGCCGCATCGCCAACAGCCTTTATTCGGTGGGCTGCTGTTTGCCCTAGTATGTCAGGGTCTGCAGCTACGTCGCCCAGCTTGTACAGCAGGGCTCTAACGGGCGTGTATTCTGCGCTTGTAAGTGTGGCTATGTTTCCTTTGCTTCCGCCTGCCGCGTCTAGCATTTTTTCGTACTTAGCAATTTCTGTTTTGTTGCCACCCTTTAAGGCGTTTTGCAGAAGAAGTGCAACTCGAGCAGACTCGACATCAGGAAAGTTTGCCTTGTTTAGTTTTTCTGTCAGGTCGCCAATGCCATCAAATATCCTGTGGGGAACGTAGCCCTCAAGGTAGTTGGCTCTAACGATGGCGTGGCCCGTTGCTTTGCCCGTGGCTGGGTTAACAATTTTTCTTATGTCGTTAAGCTGCCCAAGAGATGCGGTTTCTTTGTATAGCTGATCAGATAACTTTCTTACGTTGTCTAATGCTTTTCCAACAACGGCTTGCCTCTTGGGATCTGTAATCCTTTTTTCCATTTCAAACTTAACTACACTAGGATTCTTACCCTTGCCGTACATCTCCATTATATCAAAGGCGTCTTCAATTTCAGTGTCTTTTAGTTTTGATAACTGGTCATCAATCCTGGAGCCAATGCCTGCAACCCTTGTTCCGTGAGCGCGGCCACGATCCCTTGCCGCCATCATTGCTCGTCGTATTTCTTGCCGAGCAGGTTTTGCTAGACCCTTTAGCTCTGCTTCTCCTGATACGGAGAATGCTTTAGAGTCCCATGGACCAGCAACAAATGCTCTCTTGGCTCCCTGCACTGTTCCCGACTCAGCTATGGCTGTTCCGCCCTTGCCCAATAGCTTTGGTATTTGGCCAGCAAGTGGAACCGCTTTTGATACTTCCCAGGTGGTGCTGATTGCCTTTGCTCCGCCTTTAACAATTGCCCCGCCAAACCAGTTTAATGGATCTGCAAGAAGCTCCAGCGCAATCGATGAGCCCATTGGGTACTTGATTGCAAGTTCTCCCGTGTCGCTTTCAATTAAGTTTTCGTAAATGTTTTTTGCCCTAGCGTAAACCATCTCTTTAGTTTCGTCGGGCTGTCGACTGTTATAGGCCATCTGCAAGGCTTCTTGCTTATAGTGAACGCCTGCCTCTGCGATAACTTGACCAAGCTCTGGCCGGCTTCCAACCTCAACCCAGGGCTCAACAATGCCCTTGACCCCTGCCACTGCACCATCAATCCCTGCGCTAACATGAGCAAGTAAAGACCTGCCTGCAGATGATGGGTCTTGTGCAAGGTTTGAAACAAAATCTAAGCTGGGGATAGGTACAGGGGTGTAGGGTATGTTTGACAGAGGAAGCATTGACTTGGGTATGCCAAGAAACTTCTCCCCTCCTTTAGCCCGCAACTCTTTTGCAATTTGAGATTCGCGCAAAGCCTTGGTGTAACCTGCAGCTAGCCCATTAACAAAGCGACCGCCAGACGAAATAACATCAAGTGCGCCCATGCCCACTGCTTTAGAGTATTGTCCAATAAGAGTCTTTCCCTCAGCTGTTCCACCGCGCATTGGTGGCGGCCCGTAGTGTTGTCTATCTAATCTTGCCTGATACAACTCCTTAACGTCCCCGGGTATTCTTTCGTCAGAAAAAACATTATCTGGTCCAACAGACCCAAAGACAGGAATTAGCTCCTTGGGAATAGACCCGTCTCGAAGCATTTCAGAATAGACTTTTCTTTTTGTCTGCTTATAGGGGCGCTTCTCTTTGATTGCAGTCTGTATTCTTTCAGGAACCTCAGCGTCTTCTGACGTAAGGTACGCTCCCCTGTCGGCTGCTCTTTCCATGGAGACAAGAGCTTCTTGGCCACTGCCAAATCGTTTTCTTTTTGCAGTAGCATACTTAAGATTGGCAAGCTTATACACGTCTTGCTTTGTTGCTTGCCCAGACTGGATTCTTGGCTGAAGCTCCTGGAACGCTGACTCCAAGGATGACTGCTTAAGCTGGTCGTTGCCCAGGCCCTCATCAGAAAGATATCCAACCTTAGCAGCAGTGTCGTATGGCCTGCCGCTTTCCAGTGTATCCTTATAAGACGCAAGTCTCTGATCAAGGCGCTGGCCCTGCGTAATCATAGACTCTGTCATTGGGGATAAACGTTCAGCCATCTTGTTCCATGCCCTCAATGCTTAGGTCTTGTAAGCTAAACCCTGCCCCAGGAACCTGTGTTGCCGAATTAATCCCCACTGGGTTTTGAACACCTGTAGGCTGGGTTCCGCCAAGCAATGATTCAAGCCTGCTGTAGTCAATATTGTTTGTTCTCATTGCATCTGCGGCAATAGAGCTAAGGCTGTTAATTTCTTGCTCAAGCCTTTTNATGTCTTGCCTGTCTGANGGCGATAACTCATACCCCTTTTTGCCCATAAGCTTAAGAAGCTGACCCTGCTTTGTACTTGCTGCGCCTCTTAGTATTTGTTGAACCATTTTTTGCTGGTCAAAACTTCCTGCTGCAGACCCAGCCATCTTAGCCTTAGCTGACATCAGGGCTTTTCTAAACGGGTCCATCTCAGCGTTTCGCCGGTTTCGTGAATCAAGCTGAGCGTAGCCAAGGCCAAGGTTAGCGGCAGTTCGGGCATCCTGGCTTCCTTGTTTGAATTGCTCAAGGCCAAACTGGGCACCCTGCTTCATCTGTTCTCTGCCAGTTTTAGCCCCTTGCTCCATTTGCGCTTGCTGAAATGACGCCATCTTTTGTAGAGCCAGCTGTTCCATTGCTCGGTTATGTTCTCTGTCTTGAGATGTTTTTCTTAGCTGAAGATCTGCCATCTTATGCATTGAGCTGAGGCGCCGATCTTCTTCCACGTCAAACCGAGCCTGTTGGTTTTCCATGTCTTGCTGTTGTTGCCTAAGCATTGAAAGATATAAACTGTTGGCCATTCCTGGCGGAGTTCGAAGCGGCATATTAACCTCACCCTAGTCCAGTTCGTTTTAAACGATCACTTAATTTTTGACTGTATGTTTGCGCACCAGGACCAAACTGCTGATAGTCACCAGGGGCGCTAGCAGTCGGGGGAAGAGTGACACCCATTGTGCCGTGACCACTTGAACCACCGGGCATCATAGTTCTGCCGCGTTGGCCCTGAAAATCGTTGTCTCTCTGGTCTTGCTGCCCTTTATCGTTTTTCTTTTTTTGTGCCATCATTGCTCCAGCAACACCTGTTGCAGCAGAGCCCAAAAGCCCCATGTCCATGTATTCAAACTGGGCACTGAGGTCGAAAGGGTTTCCTCCTCTGGCAGCAGCGATGCCCATGCCCAAAGCCGAGCCAGCTAGCCCGCCAACAGCTGCGCCAATAGGACCAAAAGCAGACCCAATTCCCGTAAACATTAATCCCATGTTAGACCAAACGCTCGCTCTTCTTTCCTGCTCTCGCTTTTGCATAGCATCTTGAGCAGCCTGCCTCGATTCAACCCTGCGGCGCATTTTGTCTTCATACTTACGATAGTGCTTTACTGCCCCGCCGTACTCTCCCATGGCGTTGTTGTATGATTGCTCGCTTCCATAACCGCCCTGGTCTGCTGTTTCTGGTGTATAAGCCATAGTTACCCTCCTTCGTATCCGGGTCTTACAAACCCGGCCTGCTCTAAGTGTTCTTTTAATCTCTGCATTGAGTTTTCACCGCCAAGGTATTCGGTTCCCTGCCCCTGGTTTCTTTCATTAAGAGACCAGTTAACAATTTCCTTAAGCATTCCTGGCTGCGCTGTTACATACATAAGCATATTATCTATGCCACCCGCAGAGGAGTTTGAGTAGTAACCGTGCTGAAAGGGGTCTCCCTCTATTGTGTCAAACCTTTGCCCATCAAACCCCAGCAAATGACCCAACCCATAAGGCTCATCCGTAATCATTTCCATAAGTTCTTCGCCGTGAATAGTTTCCCCGCCCGGGCCAGTAAAAACAGTTTCGTCAGAATAAATGTTATCCATTGCTTCTTCGTGAAAATCTTCACCCTTAAAGTCAGACTTATCAAATTCGGTCTCGTTAAGCCGGACTGTTGCTGATATCAGCTGATGGTAGGTAAGTTTGCCGTCCCAAAAAACGTCCCACAAAGATTTTCCTTGGTACTCTTCTTCCCTTAAAACAGGATAATCCTCGTATACTTGCCTTTTCCTGTTATGTTTCCTTTGCCACTCGGCCAAGTGACCACCTCGGCCTGTGGCTGTGTAACCTTCGGTATGTTCTTCAAGGTAATTTTCTGAGTTAATTGCGTGCTGAACATGGTCTTCTGCCCCCTCGGCATCAGGGTCATTTAAGCCCCATGGCCATTCTCCAGTTGTTCCATCTATTTGAGCAGCGGTGCTTTCGTAGTTTTGAAAATGCTCGCTTCCATCAAACGGGTTAGGTTGGCCAGCGTTTATTTCGTCCCAGTACTCGCCTTCTGTGTTTTTCCATCGACCCGAACCAGCTTCTCTTCTCCAACCGTCTTCCCAATACTCTCTTTGAGTTTGATCTGCCTGCCCACCAGGAGCCCCCTGAGATCCACCGCCGGCTCCGGTGCCCCCTGAGGTTCCGCCAGCACCTTGAACAGTTGGTCCATACGGTGACCCTGAGCCCACCCCACCATCAACGCTTCCCAGCCCAATGGCCTCCATTTTTAAATCATGAGTCTGCTGCGCTCGAAGAAGGTCTTTGCTTCCTTCTCTTTGTTTTTCCATTTCAAGAGCTTGCATTTTTTTATCAAGCCACGATGCTTGGGCGTTTGTTATTTTTTCTCGGATAGCTCGGTCAGCTTCTTCAAGAGCAGCGGCACCCATAACAGCAGTGGTTGCTACTGCTCCGCCAAAACCCCCACCAATAGACCGGCCAGCCTGAGCATTGATTTCTGCTTGTCGCCGTTGGCTTGCCGCAAGGTCACGGTTAACGGAAGCAGCTGTTTTTTCTCGCTCAGCCTCAAGGCCCGCCAGCAGCTCGTCAAACTCTTCTTGCAGTGCATCTTCTGCGCTTTGCTCTGGGGTTTCACCCGGCAAAGTTGACCCGTAACCTGGGGCTCTACCGGGTACGCGACCGATGTTGTCAGGATTTCTGTACCCTTCAGCGTCTGCCGTAAAGGCTTGGTCGCTGCCAATCGGGGAAATGTAATCTCCAAGAGGAGCTTCTTCTTCGGCTTCCTCCGCAAGGCTTGGCACGTTGCTGTCTGGTGCGGCGGTTTGACTTCCGCCAAAACCAGCAACCCCGCCAAGTCTAACGCTAGGGTCTACGCCACCAGGAAGCATTTTTAAAACAGCTTGTTGCCCGGGAAACATCCCTGCTGGAAACTGTTGCATGCCCGAGCCAACTCCGCCCGTGCCGGCATCCGCCTCCCCTACTCCCTGGCCTGATGAAGGATCAAGCCCAGAAGATCCTGCTCCCCCGCTTTCTGGTGCATCACCGTTTTCGTCTTCTTGGGCTGAGCCAGATGTGTCCAAGTTCTGCAGACCTTGAACAGGCATAGCCGGAACGCCGGGACGAGCCCTGTCTATGCGAACCTGACCCGTGCCAGCAGGCCGCTGCCGTGACGACTGAGCCCGGGCTTGCATTGCCTCTGGGGCCATTTCAACGCCGGGGTTTTTTCGTCGTCGTCTTTGCTGGGACATGCCCTGATAATCGGCTGCAGTAAATGCCATAACTTAATCCTTAAGCCTGAATGTCTCGTTCGAGAAGAAGTGTAACTTTTAAAAGTCGAGGTGTCGGGGGAACGTCAGCAGGGTTTAACGCATCACTGTCTGCTGTGCTGCCAACGTTTAAGACAAAGCACCTAGTTAAAGCTGAGTCAAAATCTACCGTGCTGTTGTCTACGACGCATTGCTTTGCATTGAAAACCGTGTCTGTTCCCTTGGTTAAAACTTCTTCTTCTATTAGCGTTCTAACCGCAGCATAGTTTCCATCAGCATCATATTGCGCCCATATAATCTCAAACGTTCCAGTTCCGCCACCAACATCCGTGCATGCCCAGGCTGCGCTCTTCAGCGTCCACGAGCTTGAGTTGCCGGTTAAGCCAGGAAAAGGAACAATGTCTCTAAGCTGGTCAGTAGTGTTGAGGCCGGTGCCGTCTGCTCTNGTCTCCAGGGTTACTGTCGTATACTCNTTAGANGCAGATAGTTTAGAGATGTTGATTCCGGCGCCACTCTTAATGTCGCTGTTATCTATGCCTGCAGAAAACTTGCTTTGAATGCTTGTAAAGTTGCCCTCAAGTTCAGACTTGGTGATGGTGCTAGATAGCGAAGTTGTTAACGAAAGCGTCACGCTGTTCTCCTATAAAAGTTGATTGCCGGTTTTAGAAAGATAGACAATCCACGGAATATATCTTGAGTATTGTTTTGCTAAGCCCTTAACCGGGACAGATCCTGGGGTCTTGTTGGACTCACTCATTGGGTAAGAATTTACAGCGATAACTCTTGAGTCAGTGTTTGCGTAAGAGGCAAGCTGGATAGCGTTATTGGACACGTAAGCCCCAAGGAAATACGTTGAAGACGGGACAATGCTTGCATTAAAACTTTTTGATTGAAGCTCAACAGTTTGCACTCCAGCTGAACCAGTTCCCTGAAAGAGAGCATCTGTTCCTGCTACCTTGCGCAACGAGCCGCGATTTTTTCCGCTAACATCATAACGATAAAGAGAGCAGCAAATAAATCCAACTCTTGTGTTTGTAATTCTTAGTCTTGCGTGAGACAGGCTAATTTTAGACATTACCTGAGGTAGTATCGCCAATCGAAGCTCTTGCCCGTACCCTGAATTATCCGTTATGTCTCCGCCGTAAGCTCCCCATGGGCCAATATACAACTGGTCCACGCCTGTTTCTTCTTTGGATATTCTTGCACGAGACTCAATGTCCCTGGCCCTGAGAACCCTGGAGTCTGGACCTGTAATCCTGCCTCTTCCGCCCCTTATCCTTGGAGTGCTCATCGCCGCGCTCCCCCGCCAATACCAACATCAATTCCTGCAATAAGCATTGGAGAATTTTTATCAGAGTGGGAAACCTTAACCTGCACCCAGTCACCCTGTTTTCTGAACGAGAGGCGCCGTGGTCTTCTTCTGTCCACCATGTATAAGTCGACGGTGTCCACTGCTGTCCCGTAAGCGGCGTCACCGGACTCTTCTAGTGCAAGCGTGCCGGAAGACTCGCCTGCCTCGTCATCGTTGCTTCTGACTGCAACGGTCAAGTTCTTGGTCAGTTTGTCGCTAAGAATTTCAACCTGACGAACAGTCAGTCGCATGTTGTCTTTTTCGCCAATTCTTTGACTAAGAACATGGCTGCTTATTGCGGCCCCGTGATCATGGTTTCCCTCGTTCATGCGAAAGACTTGGTCGTGTTGATTAACAAAATAAATAATTTCGTTATCAAACGTGTCCTCATCTCTAACCCATAGTCGAGCAGGAATATCCCAAACCCACCAAGCGTCGTTGATGTAATCGTACACTAAGGTTTTATTGTTGTACCAAGAGCCGTCTGTTGAAAACGACAACAAGTAAACGCCTCTAGACTTCCAGTTAACGGATGTCGCCATGTGCCTTTTGCCTGCAGTAATTGACTTAATAACATCTGTTACGCGGCTAGAAATCTTTTGAACGCTTGGCGTGCCATTGTATGCGTACACCCCGTCTTCAGCTAGAAACAACAGGTTGCCTTGGACATTCTGAATGCTTGCGTGAGCAACGCACCCAACACCATCAACAACTTTAATTGGGCTAAAGTGTTCAACTTGAGTTGCGGGGTTTGGACCTGTTGCAATCATCTGCCAAATTGAGTCACCCTTGAACACGGTAACGTTTTCACCAAACGGGTGAAGAGCAGTAATTAAACTGTTGTCATCTTCAACAAGTGGCTCAGCAGCAAGCACTGAAAATATTTTATGGTATGGCGCTGCCGCGCTCCAGCTAACAGTAAACTCATCATCAGTTATTCCTGCGCACCACAGCCTGCCCTTAAAGAAACAAATAAATCTTGCCCTTGGGAAATCAGCTAAACCCACAACTAGGTTTGGATCATAGGGCGCAAAATCTCCAACAGCAAAATCAGCATCCTCTATCTTTGCAATGTGGCCATTGAGGATTGACTCATAAGGAGTGGACTGATCGTGAACAGTTACCTCACCATCATAGGCAACAAACGCTTCTCCAAACTGAGGCACTGCAGCAATGGTTGCCAAGGATTCTCCGTTAACATATTTTGAAGCAGATGGAGAAGTGGAGCAGTCCTCTAGGTCAAGAGTAGAGCCTATAGAGTAGTGAGTTTTAATTGAGTTACCGTCATTGAAAACACTAACGTAACGTTTGTTTCTTGGGAACTGCACGGGAAAAAATCCGCGAACCGCCCGATGCTCGTTTTTATTGTTGGCAACACGCCACACTGTATNTGCGTGATTGTTTATAGAAACGCTTCCGCTGAAGGCAGAGTCTCCGGCGTTAAGAAGCGTAAACCTAATNAAGTATTTTGTTAANCTATCAACAGTTGTGGTCGACCAATCACCAGGGCTTACCCATGAAAACATTACCTGCGAATCGTTTCCCAAATGNTCAGATGGCTTGCCCTGTGNTGAGCTTTTGTGTTCAGAAACAGCAAGGTACTTCCACTCTGACCCATTGTAATATTCGGCCTTGTAGTGAACGTTATTTCTGTTTTTGTTTGTTATCTGAACATCGATACCAAGGACTGCGTCGTACTCGTTGCTGGCGCCTATGTTGGTAATCTCGTCCAACCCAATGTACCAGTGTCGACCAACGGCCAAGCTGTTCATGGTTAATGTGGAGCCCTCTGCGACACTGGTGTACGAGCCATCATACTTAATGTAGACTTGAGACTGGGATGTAACCGTGTTTTTTTCTTGGGCAAGGGCAAAGACTCCCTCGTATCCTGGTCGCTGCTTAACTGCACCATCAGGAGCCCACACATTCAGGGCGTCGGCGCACTCGTCCGGCTGGGCAAGATCAGTCTGTTGATTGATCCCCCGATTGCATCTGAGCACCACATGTTGATACTCGCGCCGGCCCATAACTGCCCCCTCTAGACACTAGTTTGTGCCTCTGGCTCTGGTTTCTTGCGAGGTCGCCCCCGCTTTCTTTTTACCACTTCTGTCGACTTCTCTACCAGCTCCATTGCAGATTCTTCTGTGGTTTGCTCGACAACCTTTTGACCGTGAACAAATTCCATAAAATCTTTTTTAGTTGGAACCGGGTATTGAGGATCTACCAAGCGAAAATAAATTCGCTTCATAGCCAAGTGCTTCTCTTCCTCAATGTGGGCAGCAATTTCATCTTCTTTTCGGTGGCCTACTTTTTTTGCATAGGTCACTACTTCAGCATTGCTTTTGCCCATTTCTGCGCCTGGGTCCAAAAGCTTTAAATAAGCACGAAGATCATCTAGGCTCCACTCGTCAATGTCTTTTGCGTTAGGCTCAAAATCAGTTGGCGGTCTAGATTTAATTGACTGACCGCGAAAATGATTTTCGTTTACGGCGTCACGATTTAGCCACCACTTTGCCTCTATGGCTGGGAGCGCTCGGCGCTTGTATGGCGGAATCTTAATTTCTTTTTTTGGAAGATTTAAAGCCTCAAGGGCTCCATCTTTGGCTGTATAGTACCGTGAACCTTGGTCGCAGTACATCACCAATGGTCGAGCTTTTTTCTTCGGGTTGTCTGTGTCAACCACTTGCCATTGCCGATTAACAAACAGCTTGGCCTTGATTACATCTGGAGCATCTGGGTTTCCAGTCATGTTGGCAACCCAGACTATTTCAGACTGGGTGTCTTCGTAGACTCCGCCAATCTCTTCCTGCACGACAGATACCAGTGGGCTTCTAATCTCAATAAACTTGTCTGCCACAGCCTGAATAAAATCAGACTCCTCGTGTGGTCCAAGGATAATTTGTTTACCCTGGAAGACAACGTTTTGAGCAACGCCTGTATTATTCTTTAGTGTAACTAATGCCATCTTCAATCCCCTTAATAAACATAGTCTGCAGCATCAGGCTGTGTGCTACTGATGGTGCTAATATTTGAGTGTGGCCGCCCACGACTCACGTCTTTGTAAAGATCTAACCGCAGGTTCTCTAGCTCCATAAGCCATGCTTGAGGAGCAATCTCGTCAGCCCTGGTTCTTAGGTCTATTGCAGCAGAGTAAAAGATAAGCTCATGATGCGCTGGCCCAAGAAGCTCTGGCTCATCCTCATCTGCAGACATTTCTTCAGCTTCAGGAAAGTATTGAATCCTTAGGGTTTTGTCTTCCCCTGGCCCATTCTCTCCCCATTGAAGGGTGTTACGGTCTTTCCAGAACACGTCACCAATCATGCCGCCCGCGTCAAAAACAAGGATGTGTCCCGGGTCGTCCTGGGTGATATCCATTATTTTTGTAATCTGAGTTCTTCGTATGTTTTTGCCCAACGAAATAGTTGTGCTTGAGCTTGGCCATGAAATTTCAGAGTAGCCAATAAACCAAGACTTTACGCCTTCCTGGCGAGCCTTGCGATACTCTCTGCCATAAGACCTATTAATGGCTTTTTTTATTTGTGAGGTGCTAAAGTCCTGGTCTGCCTGCGTGCTATTAAAGTTAAGCAGATCAGAAACTTCATCCTGCAAAGTCTTAAAGTCCATTATGCATCCAGTGGAGGAAGCTCAAAAGAATCTTCTACTCTTCCTCTAGCTTCAACCTTTTTCTCAAGTTTAGCAATATCCTCTTTAGCGTGCTTATTGGCCATAGTAACAGACGCAGCATCAGACCGGTGAGAAGCTTTTAGCAAATCACTTGTTGCCTCATGGGCCACATCATCCATTACACCAGCAAGCTGCCTGCCTTTTTCTCTGGCAGACTCTCGCATCCTTCGCTCAATAGGAGTAAGCCAAAGCCTAATTGAGTCAAGAAACTTTCCAGACAAAACGTCCTTCGTTGTAATGTCGTAGCTCTCATCAAGAGTAGCAACAAACACGGGCACCCGAGACAGGTTATCCCAGTCACGGTGAGTTGTCCCATTCTTGCTGAAGACTGGCCCACGGTCTGCTTTAACCATGGTTGTTTCGCCATCCTCACCAACGAGAGGGTCAACGTCCCAAAGCAATCGGAACGTAGTAGGGTTATCAACCCTGCCGGTGTCTTGAACATGATAGAGCTGAACCAGGGCAAATGACCCTGGATTCAACTCATCATCATGTTGTCGTTGTCGACCTGCCCACGCCAACCGAAGTTGTGGATGCAGCTGGTGAAGGCGTCGACACACCCAACTAGGAGGGTGCATTCCTAGCTCGGCACAGTGATGCCGCCGCCGGCAGCATCCTTGAACAGAGTATAGACTTCAACAACAGCACCGGTCATGTCTCCGCCCTGAGGGACGGTAAAACGAACGCTTACCGTGTTATCGGTGGTGCTTGCCGACTCAAAAGACATTGCAATTGGGTCTTGAGATGTTGGCTGAGTCTTTACGTTAAAGGTAACCCGCGATGCTTCTGCTCCGCTTGGGCCACCATGAGCCATTGCAATCAGTGCTCCTGCAGTAATTGCGCTTAGCTGAACAGTCGTCTCTGAACGATCTCCCCAGCCACTGTCTAGTGTTAAATCAGTTGTTGCTGACATTTCTTAACTCCCTATTGGTGTCCCGAGAACCATGAAACAAGAATTGGCGGGGTATCCGCACCGTTTGCATCTTTTGCGTAAGCAAAAAACGGAATTACAACTTCGCCATCATCAAACGTCAGAGCGTGGGTACCAGCCGTTGGGGCGGCACCGTCAATCTGAAAGGTGACAACGCCAGCTGCGCTGACCAAAACCGATAAGGTCTTGGTGGCAGCATCTGCCCAGTTGTCGGTGGTGTCCGTAATTGTTCCCGTTGCTCCGCCCAGGCGGGTGTTGGTTTCAATGTCACCATTGTCAACATTCAACATTGCGATGTCGTCATACAGAGTAATGCACTTAGCGGCAGCATTAAAAGCATCAGCCATTGCACCTTGTTTGCGAAAACCCATACCCAAAACGTCATAATCAGACACGTCAGGAATCTTTAGTTTTAAATCAAATCGAAACGCAGCATCGGTCCCAACAGTAAAACAGGGGCCAGTTGCGTTAACGCTGTCGCTGACAATAATTTCTCCGCCCTCATCATCAATTTGATCGTTAGGAAGAAGCAAGCCTACGCCTGCCGCTTTTGTCGGAATAATGTCAGCGCATGCTAGCTCTTGCCGGTGGACTAGCTTTGCTCCGTTGGAAAAACTCCACTCGTTAAGAACTGTATCTCCAGTTGCTGCAACACAAGTGCCACCAACAGCGTTGGTTACATGGCAATTGGGCTCAGGCATACCGAGAAAATCAATATATGTTTTCTTTTGAATAGCCATTTTTAATCTCCTAAACTCTCGCACATAAAATAAACACGGTGCCGCTAAAGCTGGCTCCAGTGCTTACGATTTTTAATTTTCCACCTTGGCTGATGTCGTAATAAGCGTCATCAACATCTGCTGCTCGGTCAATTTCCTTGTCGGTGGTGTCCTGAGTTACTGCTGAGATAATATCATTTGTCCCATCAGTTACTTTCCAGGTGCCGCCATCGGCGCTTGTTCCAATACTCCAGGCATCTAAAACACGAAACTTAAACGGTGCGTTCTCAACCACGCCTGTGGTTGCTGCCCCGCTAATAGCTTTGTTTAAGATAAAGGTAGGAACACCCAAGGTGTTGTCCAGGCGAGCAAATGCCTTGCCGCTTATTCCTCGTCGATCTGCCATAATAATCCTCCAGTCCAACCATAAAAAGGAGAGCTAAGCTCCCCTCTTCACATTAATATGCAGTTGACTTGTTATCGTTAAGGTCTTCAATCTTACCGCAGGTGTGTCTCTCCTTGATATACATCTCTGCAATTTCGATTGCAGTTGCAGTGTACACACCAGAAACATCAGAACGCTTAAAGATTGAGCCACCTTCACGGCGCCACCCAAGCTGCTTCTGAACCGCGCGATAAATCTTGCTAAAGTCACAGAAGAACATCTTGTTGTGCAAACAGTCTGTATCAACCATGATGTCGATACGACCCAAAGCTGATTGGAATGCTGCTACAGCAATCCCGCCAACCTTGCTTTCAGGAGTCAAACGAAGTTCACCTTCGTAAAGCTCTTCAACATTAATTGCCTGCCAGCTATCGCAAAGAACAGTTAGGCCGTCCGATGGACGCTCTGAACCGCTGCGCTGCTGAATGCTTGCAAGCATCTGACGAAATAATGATGGAGTAAGGTCACGATTGGTTCCGCTGTTACCAAGAACAGTAGAAGTGTATCGCGGATAATCCGACATCTTAACAGCTTGAAACTCCCCAACAAGGGAGTCATCAATAAGTTTATCAAGGCCGGTAATCGCTCGACCGCTACAGCCATTCCATACAAGCTTATCGCCAATGGTTGCCCCTGATGGATCTGCGCCAGTCAGGTTTACCAAAGAGTGACCACTTGCATTAAGCGCTTGCTCAACAGTGTTAATCTTGGCGTTGCCGCGATTAGTTGCCAAGGTGCTGTCAAAGTACTGATAAGTACCTCCGTCCCAAAGCATGCGAGCATCATCAACCTGGACATCAATTTGATTGCTGCCAGATAAAGTACCAAGGCCTTTAACAGTTGCTACTGAGCCATCGCCGTTGCGAAAGAAAAAACCGTTTTCAAATTTCAAGATGTTATTCATCAAACCCTGAACTTCAGAGGTAACAACATCCCGAGCTACATGGGGAGACTTGGCCGCAGTTGCCATGGCACCATCAGTAATCTGAACTGAGCCAACGGTAAACTTACGAGTCGCCTTGTAGGTTGCATAGTCCTGCTTGTCAGCTGTTGGGAACGCCCCACCATCTGCAACATAACCAATTGCTGTGCTTCGTGCGGTGTGAAGCTTGCCCTCAATATGAGAACCAGTCCACTTGTCTTCCTGGCGAACCAGGGCACGAGCTTTAGAAGTATGATTAAGGGTCTCAACAACACCGTCTAAAAAACGGGTAAACGTCAAACCCACGTTGTCAATATTAACACCTGCCATTGTATAGCTCCTCTAGACTGACGGCTCTCCAGCCGCGATCCAGTCTATGTGATTGTCATAGCCAGCTTTCTTAATCTCAGGAAGAGAAGGCATGCGTAATCCGCCTTTAACCTGTCTTCGCCCGCCAGAAGCTGGCTTGGGAATAGACCGACTCTTGCGTACTTTTTGGCCCTTTGTACTTGAACGCGCACTCATTGACGCCCTCATGTACTTGTCCATGTACCCTTTAAGTCGAACCGCAGCTTCGCTGGGTTCTATTCCAAAAGCACCTGCCATTGCTAAAACCATTTCTTCCGCGTCTTCGCGAAGCTGGCTAGCATCTTCTTGTTTAAATGAGCCGAGGATTTGTTCCTTAGTTGCTGCCGAAGTTTGCTGGTTGTAATACTCGTAACGAGCCTTACGCTGAGCTTCTTGCTGCGACTGCAACCGAGTACTTTTCTCATTTTCTAATTGTTTCCGTAGCTCTGAAAGCTGCGAATCAATTGCCGAGCTAGCCTTAGATTCTGACTCCTTAAGGATGTCTATCTTTAACTGCTCTAAAGGAGAAAGGTTACTATATTCCTCGCTTTGCTTTTGTTGCTGCAGCATTTGTAATTGCTGTTGTTGCAACGCAAGCTGTTGAGCAAGAGCATTATCTTCCTGTGGCCTAGCTGCATTTTGCTGCATTTGATATTGCAACGCCTGCATCTGCCGCTGGAAATACTCCTGCTGCTGCTGAAGACCCTGCTCTAGCTCTTTGTTTCGAGACGATAAATTTTGAATACGCTTTTGCGCACGAGACGAACTCTTTTCCTCTTCAGGTTCTTCGGGTTCGCTTCCTTCAAAACTGGCACTATCAATGCCCGCCTCTTCACCAAGAGCGCCTTCTGGCTCTTCTTCGGCCTCGTCATCAAATCCTGATGCGCCTCCTAACTCATCGCTTAGACCCTGAAACTCTGCATAGTCATGCAGGGCAGAATCATCTACGGCTCCATCAAGAGGTAAACCCTCGTTACTACTAAGGTCACCCACATCGCCCATCGAAACATCAGCCATTTTCAATCCCTCTCTTTGCAAATTACGTTTGCTAAACGAACAGGTGCTTTTGTGACTGCTACAACGGTAACGCCGTGACTCGGTGCATTCACAAATTGCAGTCCAATTAAACAACTGGATACAGTTCGTGTCAACACATGTCGATTAAATGTGTAATAGAGTTGCCAAGTGGATACGTGTAAACAAAAGTTTCACGTGAAACAATTAACCTTCGCGCTGAGTTGTTACCCTCGCGGCTCGCTCCGCCTGCCTGTCGGCCATGCCTACTTGCTGGCTGGCTTCCTGTTGGATGCTGCCACCGCGCCCAGGCTCTTGAATCCTGCCAGGACGGTTGGGTGTGCCCCCTGGGGCGCTCTGATCTGGTCCCCCCATACCAGGGCCCCCCATTCCTCCTGCTCCACCCATACCGTCGACAGCAGCAGGCGGCATGCCCTGCGTTGCCCAGGCTACATAAAACATATACAGCTGACGCACTGCGTCTTGAACAGTTGCAGTAGCCCGCCTTCCTGGCCCCTTTAAGTAACCAATAAGTTCTTCTGCGAATATTCTTGGGTCGTCCTCAATTGCAGGCAAATGAGATTTACCTTGCTCAATTAGATAAGGAATCCGGCTAGCAACGGCTCTTTCGCTGGACTCAAGGTCGTACCCTGACTGAGGAAGCCTTAGTTTTGCATGGCGCATAAAAGCCTTTACGTCCGGCATTCCCGTGGTCACATCCGTAAACACCCCGGCATTTAATAGGTCCAGGGCCTGGGTCATTCGCACGGCAGGGTTTCTGCTTAAGCCATCTTCCTGCTCTACCTGAATATCAAACCCAGGAGATAATTGAATTTCGTCAAAGCTGTAAGTCTGCATCCCATCAGGGCCAATAACAGTAAACTTTCTGTCAGGGTGGTAGTAAGCCTGCACAATCATAAGGGCGCATCGGTGCAATGCTCTCCACTCATTATTGTTTCTCATTAAGATGGGCCCCACCTGTTGATCTGCCTCGGCCTCAATAATTGCCATAGCCCGACCATTAGGATCACTCATCGTAATCCCTGCCTCCTGGTCGGTTACTGCGGCTTGTTGCCGAATATCAGCGGCCAGCTGGGCATTGCGACGAAACACATCCTGCGGAATAGGTGGAGGTGATTCAAAGTAATTACGCCCAGCTGCAGCGTTATACGACACCACCTGCGCAGATGTAGCTGTTAGTTCGTCAGCTGCAATGCGGGAGCCAATAGCTTTAAAAAACTTGGGCTTTAATAAAAGCTCAACGTGTTCTCTAATTTGCGTTTCAACTTGATTAATTTCGCGCTGTCGGTGCCACGCTTGCGCCATAAAAGGCTCGTGCCAAAATTCACCATCGTTTTTATCAAAGCCAAAATGGAATATTGGGTGCCGGCCAAACATATAATAAGGAGACTCCATCTCCCTAACAATGTAGTTATTAATCATGAAGATGCACCGCCCACGCCTGTATTGGGGCGTAGGCTTTTCGTGAAATTCGTAGACATAACAATGGTCTTCAAGAGAATCCATGTTTCCATAGGTGTCGATTTGATTGTATTTTAATTCAGCTGTTCGCTCTGCGTGAATCCCGTCTTCGCTATTAATAATATCCCCGAATATTGGAAACTGAGCCCGAGCTTGAGATACAGGCACAACCTCTCGAAGACAAATAACTTGAGCTGACTCAAGAGATTCCGCGCCTGGGTCTACGTAAACATCACGAGGGTCTCTCACTCTAATCTTGATATCGCCTTCATTCGCCATAACCAGCGGAGGGACAGGAGCGTCAACGGGCAGCGGCCCCATCTGAATCTCTTCAGGGTCAAGCTCATCGTATGGGTGTGTGGGAACCCCGGCGGCTGCATCATCAAGAGCAATCTCTGCATTAGCTGCTTCCCTTTGCTCAGTAAGCATTACCTCTGCTTGCTTTTGAGCGTCGCACTGAGGGCACGGGGTTTCCTCTAGCTCCATGTCGTAATCATAAAAATCGCAAACCTCGCAGTATGCAATGTCTCGGCCAGCTGTATAATCCCAAGAAATCTGCATAAAAGAATTACCAGCCCAGGGTAATTTATTATTTATTTCAAGATATTTAACATCAAGGTCTTCTTTGCGCCGTAGGTACTGCAGAAATCCTGACGCCGCCCTGGCCCCGTGCTGCTCTTCGTAGTCAGAGGTAGCCGGCAGAACAACGCACGTGGGGACAGATCGCGTAAGCTTTCCAACCAGTGACCGGGCCGTTGGCCGTAAGACGTTGTTTACACTACGCAATCTTTTTGAATCTTCAGACGTAAGGCGTACAATTTCACCAGTATCCTTGTGCCTTACCACTAGCTGGTCACCCTTAAGGTAAAGCCGGTAAAGCTCCCAGTCGCGCTCGTAGTACTGACGAGATTCGTGGGCTTGGTCAAACCACTCGTTTAACTTTTTGGATAACTGTTTATCTTCTTCGCTCTGCTCTATTTTTTCCGATTTGGTATAACCGTCAATAATGCCAGCAAAGTCTAGGCTTTTAGGATCCTGAGGCATAACACTCTCACGTATTTAATTTTTGAGTCTTATCAGTAAATCGAACAGCAGACGAATACCTATCAGTTTCACGCTGCTTTAATTGCTGCTGCATCATCTGACGAATTTCCATAGCAGACAAGGCTTGACCACCCTGTTGATATGAACCCATTTCTGGTCCCATTTGCGGTGGCTGAGCTGACGGTATCTGCTGCGGAGAATCAAACATTGGATCTGTCGCGTAGTTGTCGGCGTCGACCACAGGGTTTTCCACGGGCTCCATGAGCACCGGGTGCATGTCCTCTACCTCTAGGGGTCCGTACTGGGACGCTCCGCCGTAGCCTGCAGGCATACCGAGTGAATCTTTGTATGGCATCTTAACGCTCCTTTAACTGTCTTCTAAGTCTTCTTCGCCCTCGTCTTGCTCTTGATCCTCTAACCTGCTCATCGACCTCACGGAGCACACTTGATGACTCATCAAGAAACCGGCCAAAGTCAGCAGCCGGTCCACGCATCGGGCCAGACTGGCCAACCCCAAGGGAAACCATTTCCGCTGCAAAGCTTCTTAACCATTCCGTCTGCCGAGTAAACTGGGCCCGCTGAGCTTTAGGAAGACTTGCTGTTACCCGCATCAATTGCGTGTCTAGCTGGCTTCTTGCTCCTGGGGCGCCGCGATCTTCAAACAGGCCAGCCGCATCCTGAGTCTGGGTTGCACCCATTTGTCGCTGGTAATTTTTACCAGGAACATCTGCGTAGTGCTGGGTTAAAATAGACTGAAGAACAGGCTGAAGGTTTATGTTGTTTGCTGTACCAAAAGCCATAAGGCGCTCAACGCGCTTAGGAGCTTGACGAAGGGTTCTTCTTGCCTTTGAAACATCTCGCTTAACCCTAGACTCAATATCTTTAACTTCCTGCGGAACATGCATGTCAAACATAGTTGCCTGAGCTAGCTGGTCCTTAACGGAGTTCCATTCATTAAATGAGTCTGCAAGGCTTCCGCCCCGCTTGGCTGTCCGAGCTTCACTCTCTGTTGCCTGCCGCATAGTGGGTTGTTCGCTCTGGGCCATAAACTGCTGTATGTCCGGCGCCCCGGCAAAAGGGTCGCCATACCTTGCTTGCTCCATCATTGCGCGAGCCTCATTGGCCTGGGCCTCGTCGACACCTGCCAAGGGGTCTGGTTCTGGCCGGGACGGTTGGGTATAGCCAAGACTTGTGGGTTCGCCTGCATCCGTATAACCAATGGAGCCCCCTACCCTGGCACCCCCTGGAGCACCCATTCCCATGATTTGACCAAGATTCACTACAGCCCGACCGGGCAACATGCTAAGTATCGGACCCTCGCCAGCGCCGATTGATCTAGCAGTCTCTTCGGCGGTTCCAGCAATATTAGAAAAGAGGTTACCCACCGCTGCCTGCGGGCTGTCCCTGAAGGACAAAGGCGTGTCGTCAAAACCGTAACCCCTGGTTCCTCCAGGCTGCTTCCCTCTTGCCACAGGGTCATATGTATTAGCAGCTTGAGAAGGCATTTGAGCTGCAAACTGTTCAGGCACTTCTCCCTGAGACAGATTCATTAAGGCTTCTCTGCCAGGGTCGATTGACTGCATTTGGTCCGGCATTCTGGCAATCCCAGGAGGAACACCAATGTCCACGCCGGCCCCTCCGCCCTGAAACTGATAGTCATTTGCGAGCATTCCGGGTCCAGTTGTCTCTCCTTGGTATCCGCCTTGCCCAGCAAACCCTAGCCTTAACGCATCACGAGCTTCACCCCAGCTTTTTGGCCTTGCTTCGCCGGGTAGGCTATTCCACCATTTGTCATACTGGCTGTAGTCCCCGCCAAAATTAGCCATGACTTC